TTGTAAGGGTTCCACATAAGATAAATTTCTAAGTTTGGCTGCATTGATAAGAGTATTAGTACTTCCTAAAAATTCACATTCAAACTCAGAAGCGAATTGTTGTTCACTAGTGTTAGCAATAGTTTGTTCTTTCCATTTTTCATCACGACCTGGTACTTCCGTCCAATGTACCTCTATTGGTACATAACTATTTCTTTTATGTACAGCATCGTTCCATAATTTATAGAACATGTTCATACCCATAGGGGTAGATACTATAATTACTTTTGTTGACTTACCAGAAGATATTGTAGGATAAACTGAACTAAAAAATTGTTCACCAATAGTAGAAGGTACGAAAGCAAACTCATCTAAGAATATAATATTAAATGAACTACCTCGAACGGCTGATGCTGAAGTTGAAGCCGCAAGTATCTTACTTCCATTTTCTAATTCAAGACTTCCTTTGTTCCATGATAGAACACCTTGTTGTAACCATTTAGGTAAATTCTCATATGCAAGTTGTAATCTTCCTAATAAATCTCTTGCAGTAGAAGCTTTGTTTGCTAGAATAGCAATATTAACATTCGGATTAAATAATGCATAGTGTAATAGATAAGATACCATGATAGTAGATTTACCTGACTGTCTAGGAAGTTTGCAAATAGTAAATCTTTCTTCGTGAAATGTTTTTAACATATCTTTCTGAAAAGAATACATGTCAAAAGGTATTAGTCCTTTATCTAGTGATACAATTTTAATATACTTTGATATAAAGTAATGTGGATCGTCCATACACTTTTTATATTCTAAAAGTTGTTCTTCTTCCCACTCAATTGACTGATTTGCTTTTTTGAGTAATGGATTACCAAGATAATGTTCGTCTTTTGAAGTCATATTATTCTACCACCCTTGTAGGATTTCTTAAACTAGTTGTACATTTCTTTTTACAATAACTAGGACACTTAGATGTAAATAAGTCATCGTAAAATGTTTGCCATGTATCACTATTAATTATTTCTTCTACATTGCTATCTTTAATATTTAGACTTTTGTTTTGTAATGCTTTATATTCGGGGTTGTTAACTTGATCGTCTAACCAACAACAAGGATACATCTGACCTGTGGCTGCTAAGTAAGGAACTTTTTTTGAATCTGCATTTAAACATTTAGGTACAAATACTTTTTTATCTTCATCTTCTTTAACAACTTCTATTGTTGGTTTAAGGTGTTCTATATCACCATGTCTAGCTGTATGATGTATCTCAATATCTATTTGATGTTTATATGCTAATCTTTTTGCAATGTCAATCTTATCTTCATTGTATTTAAAAACTAGATATTGCCATATTACTTTAATACCCATGTCTCTTGCTTTCAACATGACATCAAATATATACTCACCATCTTGATTAACTCTGTATGCAAAACTTTGATATGGGAGTCCGTCTAAACCAAATTGCCATACAGCATTAGGATTTGCTTCGAATGCTTTCTCATACCAATGCATAGGTTTTTGTGATGCGGCTGTATGTAATTGAATATGTTTATTCTGGTCATAACACATTTTTAAAAATGTAATTAGATTAGGATTAAATATAGGATCACCATAATTACCACAAAGATATATTGTATCAAAATAATCTAAAATTTTTTGCAAGTCTTCAATAGAAGCATCCCCACCAGGTATATCTTTAGGATGTGCAAACTTTTGTCTGGCACACATAGAACATTGCAATGTACATTTATTTGTAAGGTCTATATCAACTGCTTTAAATTTAAATCCATTATTTTTATAATCAATCATCCTTTTTCTTTTTCAACATTTTTTGTAATTCGGCAGTAGAGCCTACAAACAAAGCATTCGTTACATTCTTAGGTGCCTTATTAGGTACCTCTTTTAATTTTTGCATCTTCTCTTGTAGTAATGCTAATTTTTCAGTAACATCTGCAACATTCTTAATCATATTCCCAGCAACTTCATATGCTCTAGGGTGATCTGATTCTTTAGCAAGATCAAGTATACCTTGAACTGCTGTTTGTCCTTTTTCAATTAACTTATAAAAATTATCTCTTTGATAAGTGTAATCTTTATCAACATCTTCGCCTTCTGTTGGTATAGGAACAATTGGTGTTTCTTTTTTTACAACCAATTCTTGGGTTTCTTTTGGTGTATCATCTATAACACCTAAAGCATCTTCTATAATTTTATCTACATCTTCTTTAGACATTTAAAAAAGTCCTTTTCATTTTTGCATCTTGTTGATCGTGATTGATGCCACATCGTTTACGGCATATTGTATATGGATCAGTTTTAATTTTATTATTAAACTCTTTCCATGTATCAGAATTAACTATTTCCTTTACCGTATTTTTATTTAGTGTTAGTTTAGGATCAAATAATTCTTTAACTTCTTCCTTATGTGAATCTAACCAACAACAAGGTAATATATGACCTCCAGCTGCATAATACATAGGAGTTGTTTTCATTAAACATCTTGGTTTAACTTCTGAGGTTAAATTATAATTTATTTTAATATTATTACCATCAACATCTGTATTACTTTCTAACAATTGGAGTCTTATTCCATTATCTACTGCTAATTTATAAGCATCTAATTGTGTTTCTTCATTATAATCAAAAATAATATATTGCCATTCAACATCTAGTCCTTTATTCTTAGCATCTAACATTCTTTGAAATAAAAACTCACCGTCTTGATTAATTCTATACTTATGACTATCTTTAGGAAGACCATCTATTCCAAACTTCCATTGTGCTTTAGGATTTGCGTCAAATGCTTTGTCATACCATTCTTTCTTTTTATGACTTGCGGCTGTGTGAACTATTGCTAACTTATTTCTTTCGAAACATAACTTTAGAAAGTCTATAAATTGTGTGTGAAATATTGGATCGGATTGACCACCGCAGAACATTATCTTATCATACTCGTCAAGAACTTTTAAGAACTCGTCCATGCACATTTCTTGCTTGACGATAGTATAATCTTCGTCTTGTCTATTACAACCTTTACATTGTAATGTACATCTAAAAGTAATATCTAAGTTTATCTCTTTGCTACAATCATTCAACATAATATAATAAAAACTATTTTAATTACTAAACGTTTTTGTCTTCGCCCGATTCACCATCAAAAGCTTTTGCATCTTCATAGAAACTAGTTGTTTCATTGAAACCAAAATCATCTGAGTCAACATCAGCTGCAGTTGCAGTTGATGGTTTAGGTGTAACTGTATACCTTTGTTCTCTTGCTGGAGCATTAACAGGCATATCTGTATATTGATCCACTTGAACTTGTTTGATAACTTTATCAGAAGTAACAGGGCCATATAAGTAAAACTTACAAGTAAAATTTAATGTATAGATGATTGCTCTTCTTTCATTAAAGTCACCTCTGTAATTATCTTCGTAATTAATTGAGTTAAGAATAATTGGTACATCCCTTTTTATTCCCATGTCTGCCATATCATTAATAGTAACAGTATAGTCAGGTTGGAAGTAAGGAACAATCTGTTCGATAATTTGTAAAGCATCATCCGACTGTTTTGCCATTGCATATAATTCAAAATCTAAATTATATGGTACAGGCATAAATTGACTATCAACTTGTTTAGTTGTAGAACTCTTAGTCTTTTTAAATTTTTGTACTCTGTTTAATTTTCTAGCAGAATCATACGCTAAGTTTTGTATTTCAAATCCTAAACGAGGCAATGTGATTGCTACTTTAGAATCTAAATTTGCGTCTTGATCTAATCTTCTAATAAACTTTGCTTGGGGGCCATATGCTAATGGCACTTTCATTTTTTGTACAACATTACCATTGTTATCTTTTCTAACTAGATGAATGTTATTAAATATTGTACCGAATGTCACAACCATTCGTCTAATTGTTTCGTGATAAAATTGTTGTCCTAACATTATATTTTCCTTTATTATCCTAATTGTCCAGCATCACCAAAAGGATTTCTTTCAGTAAAGTCTAGAATTGTATCGTCTTGTTCTTCAAACAATTCGTTTTGTGCTGTCTTATCTGTTGACATGTCACCTACTATATAGTCTTCTTGAATTAGATAACTATCCACTCCACTATCAGCAGGATTTTCTAATAACATGTTGTCACCAATTGATGAAGAATCATCTTCATGAACTAGTGTGTCGTTATCTTCCATTAATATTGAGTCTGTTTGCGTTCCATTTGTAAAGAACTCTAGAGCCATACTCTCATTATAAGCAGAAGATGCTTCAAGTGTGAATTGATATCCTAAACTGTCACCTGTTAATGCATCTTCAATAGCATCTACATCGGTAACACCAGTATCCAATACTTCGCTTGAATATTCGAACTGTTTGCATCTTAATTTGTAAACAGGGTTATTATCTAATTGATGAAATGGCTCATCATGATCTACAAAAGATACTTCGAATAATTTTTTTAATACAGGGTGGAATACAAGATCACCTTCTTTAGGTCTACTTGCATATGTACTCAATGTTGCTTCTTCTGACCTAATATATCCACTATCAAAAGTTGCGGCTTGTATTCTAGTACTACCTTGTTTATCTTTAAGTGTACCAGCCTCTAATAAAATCGAACCCGATGTTGTATCTGTTGCAGCTTCTAAATCTAATTGGTGAGCAACATCATCGAATCTTGTTCTATGAACTACGAAAGTAATTTCGTTTCTATTTTCTAAACCAAATTGTTGTATTAATTCTTTTTCCCCTTGATATCCACCTTCAGCATCTTCAACATACATTTCTACTGTTTGTTGTTTACTATAAGTTGATAAAGAGTCTTCGCCAAAGATGTCATCCCTAGCAGCTAATGTTCTGTCAATATAGTTTACATCATGGCCATGAATCTGTATTGCTTCTTTTACAAGATCAGCATATAGATTTTGTTCACTAGTGGTAGCCGCAAGACCTGATGTTTTAAATGCACTATTAGTTGCCATTTATTAGCCCTTTATTATCATATCGGGGTATTGATGATTTTCTATAATGGTCTCTATCTTTTCTATTGCTTCGTTTGCTTGTTGGTATATCATTTCGCCATTCATAGTCACACCGCCAAGTAATTGAACATTTTGGAATTTGTTCAAATTAGCACCCCATTGTTTTTTTATTAATTCTGTTGCATATCTTTTTAAATGAATGTTGTTGTAAATATCTGTATAAGTTGTTGGATCAAGTTTTCTATAACATTCAATTATAATATAATCATCTACTGACAATTCACCCCAAGACATATCTAAGTATAATCTTTGTTGATGTTCAGAGAAACGAATAGGAGTTTCACCTACTAATATATGAGAAAGATAATCTAGGTGTTGCATAGTTTGCTCATAATGTATCATTGATGTTGATGAGAAATCATATAAGTCATTTAATCTCATTTGATACTTAATATCAAACATGTTACTAGTAGCTGCATTATCAAAAGTAAATATATTTAATACAGATAAGATTGTACTTGGCATAGGTATATAATTCTTACCTTCTTCGAATGATGCTGTTACTGAACTATCAGAAACATCCGTTGCCGTTGTAGTTGCGTTTGCTTGAGCTCTATCTAAGTCAGCCTGTGTGATCTTATATTTCAGATACATCTTCTCAACCTGATCGAAATGATAGTGTGAAAAGTATTGTAATGCTTCGTCTATTCTATCATCTACTTGATCGTCTGAAACATTTATATCAATTACTCCATATCCTAGTGATCTTAGACAATAATCCTTGAATGTACTCTTTGATGTCGGTGTTGCCATTTATCTTCCTTTTTAAGTATTTATCTAAATCCTTTTTTGCCGTCCACCCTAATTTGGTTAGTTCAGCGTTGTTAGCCGTATTATCAGCCATTTCTGATGCGTCACCATCTTTAATTGGAACATTAAATCCATATCTCTTTACAAGATCAGATATCTTAATGCCCTTGCCTGTACCTACTTGATAGACTAAACGACTTAATCTATCAAAGTTATCCATATTTAGAAACAATTTAATTGCATCTACAACATCATCAACATGTACAAAATCTCTAATATGATTTGTGGAATATTGTAATGATCCATTAATCATTTTAGGAAGTAACATACTATCTCTAGCACCATCACCATACACATTAGAAAATCTCAATCCTATTGATCTACCATAAACTTTTGACATATCTTCCATTACTTTTTTAGAAGTACCATATGGTGACTTCCACCACTCTTTAACGCAAGAAGAAGAAGCATAGATAACAGGCACATTATACTTAGCCGCAAGTCTGAATATATTAATAGAATAATTGACATTTGTTTGATACCATCTGTTAGGGTCTTGCATACTTGCTCTAACATCTGCAAGAGCAGCTAAGTGTACTACTCTATCAACATTCTTAATAATATCAACACCTATGTCTC